CATTTCACAGCAATGTAACTAACACATCAAGATTCACAATTCCAGCTGGAAAAGGTGGTAAATATCTTGTCGGCGGAATAGTTGGTTACGCACATAATGCAACAGGCGCAAGAGCAGTCTATTTGTATAAAAATGGTGTTGCTTATAATTATGTATCTCAACTAGGCACAGTTGCTCAAAGCCCATACGGGACGCATATTCCATTTAATTTTGTCATAAGTTTAGTTGCCACAGATTATATTGAAATCTTTGGATGGCAGACAAGTGGTGGGAATCTTACTGTTTCACCTGGACAAGATAACACTAATATACAAGTATCATATTTAGGAGCATAACAAATGACACTTTATGAGCAAATAATTGCAGCGTATCCAGAATTGACGGATGCTGATTTTTCACCTTATGGCGTTATAAAACTACGCAATGATTCAGATCAATTAGGCGATTACATTGAAAAATGGGAATTTTCAAAACCAATTCCTGACGGGTTAAAATTAGGCAAATGACATTTCCACAAGGCACATTGCCTCGTTTGATTCAGGTTGCGCTCGCTGAGGTTGGCACAGCTGAGACTGGTCAAAACGAGACAAAGTATGGCAAACACATGAAAGCCGACAAGCTGCCGTGGTGTGGGTCATTTCTTAATTGGTGCGCGGATCAAGCTGGTGTGAAAGTGCCAAATGTGGTCAGCACTAAAGCCGGAGCCGAAGCATTTAAGAAAAACAAGCAATGGCACGAAACACCAAAGATTGGTGATTTTGTGTTTTTCGATTTCATCATTGATGACAAGGTGACAATAAATCACATTGGTTTAGTTATCCGGACATCGGAGAAACAGATTGTGACCATCGAAGGCAACACTAGCTCTGGTGGAAATCAACGCAATGGCGGCGAAGTTATGGTGAAATCAAGAACTTTGGGAGCAAGGTCATTTGTTGTTGGCTACGGCCGACCAACTTATGGCGCGTTTTCGGGTGATTTGCCCGACCGACCAAAAGGAGAAAAATAATGGATAAAGCAAAAGCAATTGCCGCATCATGGGCTCGCTCATACATCGCAGCTGCATTGGCCGTTTATATGGCTGGTGGAGATTGGAAGCAAATAGCAATGGGTGGCGTGGCAGCTGTTGTGCCCGTCATTTTGCGCTGGCTCAATCCAGCTGACAAAGCATTTGGATCAACTGGAAAGTGATTTTAAAGCTACGCGCGGCAGGTTTAGCTTTAGGTTTATCGCTAAGCCTTGCCGGGTGTGGTTATGATGGATGGGTCAGGTATCCATGCCAAGAATTTGAGAATTGGAAAAACCCGGAATGTCAAAAACCACAATGCCAAGTAACTGGCACCTGCACCGAGGATGTGATTGGTGATGGCCTCCAAAAATAAAGAACGATTGAGCCAAGAGGACATCAAAGCGCGGCTTATGTTTCTAATTGGCTCGGTTTTGGCCATTGTGTTTCTCATTGTTACTTTAGGCATTACTTACGCTTTGATTTTTGTGACTCAACCAATTGGCAACCAATCTCCTAATGATGCAGCTTTCATTGATTTGCTAAAGACTTTGGCAATCTTTCTTACCGGTTCATTGGGTGGTGTGTTGGCATCAAATGGCCTCAAAGACAAACCAAAATCAGAATATGAAAAAACTATTGAACGGCGTTTAAGCGGTAACGACACGCCATGATTTGAGCGTGATTCTTGAAAATGTCGGCTGTGCCTGTCACTCTGTATTTGGGAGCTGAGACACGGCTCCCAGAAACGGGAGCAAAAAATGACATCAGGTGAAATTGGTGTGTTTATATTTATGGTGCTGGCTTGCATTTTGTGGGCTATTTGCAGCTATGCGATTGGATACAAAGAAGGCCACAAAGATGGCTATCAGCGAGGCAAAGCCGTGGGCCGCCATGCATCAGGTCAGGCGGTGCGCTAATGGCGTTCATGGATAACTACGAAGGCAACAAAGAGCGCACAGATCGCTGGATTGCCACATACCCGCAAGGCCGGCTTGAGACACACATCGTTGAATTCAACGCTGAAAAAGGTTATGTGTTGGTACAAGCTAAAGCATGGCGCAATCAGACCGAGATTGATCCTGCCGGCATTGATTATGCACATGGGTTTCTTGCAGCTTACAGCGAGAAAATGAGGCGTTGGATGGTTGAAGATACCTGCACATCAGCTTTAATGCGCGTGATGGCTTTGGTCATGGGTGGCACGGAAAAGCCCACACAGGAGGTTATGGCACAGGTCAATGGCAAATCACCAAAGGCAATGGATTATGACTATTGGGCAACAAAATTTGGCGATGTGCCAAGCTATCAGACCAGAGAAGAAGCCGAAGAAATCAAAGACACAGCTTGGACAGCTGATACTGTGCCGGGTTGCTCACACGGATCAATGCGATGGAATCAAAGCAAACCCGATGCACCTAAAGCTTGGGCCGGATACTTTTGCAGCGAGAAAATTAAAGAAAAGCAATGCAAACCTCAATGGTATGTATTGACTAGCGATGGCACTTTTAAGCCACAGGTGTGACCATGAGCGGCCCAATCGAAATAATCAATCCAAGAACTATGAACTGCACACTTATGGAAGATGGCGTAATCATTGCAGAATACAAAGTGGAGCAATGTGACAAATGCTCAAGGTTGGTCAAATTTGATAATTTTGGTTATCAAAAAGGTTATGACCGCACCGAAAATATCATTTGGTTTTGTGGAGATTGCCGATGATAGATCGCATTGAGGAGGTGCAATGCATGATTGCAGCCATATCACATTGCCACGACAGATCAGCAGACCACAGCTCACGCATTGTTAAAAACCTTTCATGGTTTGAGTATGTGGCACAAATGGGCGAATCAATGCTGGCTGAAATGGTTGTGGCCAAGCGATTAGGTTATGACTATGAACCAGGCATCACATGGGATAAATCAAAGGCTGATGTGGGAGAACACATTGAGGTTAAATGGTCAGCTAATCCCAACAGTAATTTGTGGATACAAGAAAGCGACCGCGAGGATCGTGATATTGCTGTATTGGTCACGGGAAACACACCAAAGATGCACATCGTAGGCTGGATGCCCGTAGCTGTGGCCAAGAAGCCTAGATATAAAAACACCAGCCAAAACAATTGGACTGTGCCACAGGTTAATCTGCAACCCATTGAAACATTGATTAGGAGCAACTATGCACATCCTTCAATTTGATTGCGCTATTTGTAAGAAGCTTTACGGAAAACCTAAACAACGCTTTGGTTTGAAGAAAGGTGCGGAATTGACAGAGCATGAGTGGTTTGCACAATGCATGGGCTGTGGCACATTCGGCATCAAGATTGTGGATGATAAGCGGATTGCTGAGTTAAGCCAATGAGAAAGTTATCCACAGGTGTTATGCACAGGTGTGCGAAACCTGTGGGACTCGCTCAAGATTACGCTCGGTGTTTGACAGCATCATTACCATCTACACGAGGTAGCGAGCCGGTGAGCCGGATAGCTCGCAGCCGATGTTTGATGGTTTGGGCCGTGCTATGTGTAATTGGAATTACACCGGCTAATGCAACAGAAGCTGTAAAACAAACAACATCAATTGATTCATTAAAGCTATATGCACATTCAAGAATCATTAACTACAAAGAATTCCAATGCTTTAACACATTAATCACAAAGGAAAGCAATTGGCGTGTTGAGGCAATCAATCCCAATGGCAATCACTTTGGATTAGGTCAAATGAGAAACACAAAGTATCGAAACCTTGATGGTTATCGAATGATTGATTGGTCATTGCGATACATCGATCATAGGTATCAAGGCAAGATATGCAATGGGGCATTAGCTCATTGGAAGAAGCATGGGTGGCATTAATGTCTTATCATTCTCAAAGAGCAGGTAATAGCTCAAAATGGAAGCAAATCCGAAAGCGCATTATTGCCAGAGATCAAGGCATATGCGCCTACTGTGGGGTTGAAGGTGCCACGACTGTTGATCATGTCTTGCCGGTTGCCCGGGGCGGTGACGATAATGAGTCCAATTTGGTCTGTGCATGCGTAAGATGCAACACATCGAAAGGAAAGAAGATGCCGTTCGATTTTTTTGAGCCTGTTTCCACAACCATGCTTACCCGGGGCTTCTTTGTACCCGAAAACGACAGCCAAAGCCATGAATAGTGATGGTCAGGTCATAGTTGAACCCATGCCGGTTGAAATCGTCTCAGATAGGCTGCAATCGGTTTTTGAATCGGTCACAGAG